CAGGTATTGGTAAGTCAAGCTTTCTACGTGAGATAGTATATCATATGCTGAAAGAAACACAGGACAACATAGGACTGATGTTTCTTGAAGAGGATGTAGCAAAGACTGCAAAGGCTATTACAGGACTTCACCTCAACAAACCAATACATCTACCAAAAGTAGAATACACAGATGAAGAACTAAGAGAAGCCTTTGATGAAACAATGGGAAAGAAACGTATCTATCTGTTTGATCACTTTGGTTCTAATGAGATAGATGAAGTTGTAAACAGAGTAAGATACTTTGCTAAAGTTCTTGGTTGTAAATATGTAATTATAGATCACATAACAATTATTGTAAGTTCACAACAGACAGGTGATGAACGTAGAAGTCTTGATGAAATAATGACACGACTACGTACACTTGTACAGGAACTACAGATTTGTTTGATGATAGCAAGTCATCTAAGAAGACCTGCCAACGGATCACATGAAGAAGGTGGAGTTACATCTCTAGCTCAACTACGTGGATCTCATAGTATTGGTCAGCTTAGTGATATTGTTCTTGGCTTGGAAAGAAACGGACAGGCAGAGGACATAGAAGAAAGACATACAACACGTGTCAGAGTTATAAAGAACAGGTTCTCAGGTCTAACAGGTCCTGCCTGTGCTTTACGATACAATAGAGATACAGGTCGTATGCTTGAAATAGTAGATGATTTTGAAACAGAAGAAGGAGAGTTATAATGCCTTTCATACTTCAATCAAAAGTAACAGATCTCGACATAACAGATAATCCTTTGGTGTACTATGTATATCCTGAAAATGTAGAACGTGTAGGTGGTTCAGAGTTTACCAAAAGATTACGAAAGAATGTAGATCAATGTTTACCTTTGATTATAAAACAGAAAAGCTTTAAGACTAAAGATTCATTTTGGCTTGATGAAGATTTTGATTTCGCAAGAAAACACTTTACAGAAACACAAGATATGATTAAAGTTAAAATGAATAAACATGAATCAATCGTAGTGTTTTCTTTAGATAATCTCTATGCAGAGATAGAAGATATAAAGAAACACTCACCAATGTTCCATAAGTTCATATTGGATCAGATAGCTTTTATGAGAGATAGGTGGAAGCCACGTGCAGTTTAGAAGTGGATTTGAAAAAGGCTTTTCAAACTACCTAAAAGATTTAGGTGTAGAGTATACGTATGAAGGTAAAAGTATAGAATACGTTGCTAAACCTAAAAAATATAAACCTGATTTCTATCTAATTGATCAAGATATCTATATAGAAACAAAAGGATACTTTGATCAAAAGGATAGAGTTAAGCATTTGCTTATTAAAGAACAACACCCAACTTTGGATATTAGATTTATCTTCATGGATTCAAGTTTAAGAATAAGTAGATTAAGCAGCACGACTTATGCTAAGTGGTGTAGAAAATATAACTTTCTATTCGCAGATAAATTTTTACCTGACGAATGGTTGAAGGAGAAAAGAAAATGAATGAAGAAGATGCAAAGAAAGTTGGAGAACTTTTATCAGTCATGCCTAGTGGGTATGGCTATGTAATACTTGAACCTGATGAATTAGATCCTAAAGCTTTCTCAGTAAAGATGGTTGAGAAGTTTAAAAAAAATAAACATAGTCTAACTGTAAATCATATACTAAGAGGTATACTTTGGATTATAGAGAATGATATTGATTATGTACTTGAAGTAGGTGAAAGAGATTTAGTTGATGAGATATCAGAAGCTAGACAGGAACAGTTCAAGAACTCAAATGTTTTAGATTTTTTTACAAGTACAGGAAAGAAGAAACACTGATGATTACGGAACATGAATTAAAAGTTAAGGTCGAAGAAGACCCTGTAAATAAACCAAGACATTACAACAAATCAAGAATAGAATGTATTCATGCTATCGAAGCTGCAACAGGAGATGGTTATGAATATTATCTTCAAGGAAACATATTAAAGTATCTTTGGAGATATCGTTATAAGAACGGTGTAGAGGATCTTAAAAAAGCTCAATGGTATTTGAAAGATCTGATAAGGATATGTTCTACAAAATAGATAAAAATAAAATAGATCCAAAAGACACAAAAGAGATTGTAGACATAGTTGCAGATTATCTAGCAAAGACCTATGGACCTATATCTAGTTTTTCTTTTGAGATCGTAGGTGAATTTCAAACAAGCTCTTACGAATACAGAGGTAAAGATGTCAAACAAAAAAGAAAAGAATAGAAGACCAAGCATCAACATGAATTGTGGACAGGGATTAATTGTGTCTGTATCTTTTGATCCTGAAACAGGAAAGCCTTATGATGTGTTCTTGGTTGGTCGTGGATACAAAGCTAGTGATGTACCACTTAATCAAGCACTTTATGAAGCAGGTGTAAATATCTCAAAGATTATGCAGGGAGAAGATGAATAAGACAGTAATACAATCGTTGGCATATTACCTTACGTCAAAAGGTGATATAGAATTAGAACGTAAACGTGTATCGCCTGAAGAATTTTTAGAATACTTTGAAAAGAAAAAACCTGATTATCCTAACACACATGACATACATTCGTTTTTAGTTTGTGTTGATAGACTTTTAGACGACACGCAGCGAGAATCAGAGAAATTAGTGTATACAACCATTGAAAAAGACGAAAGTGAAAAAAATGGATCGATATAAAGACCCTCAGATGGGTGAAACAGATGCTCCGGGTGTATTAGTACCTGACTATCCTAACATACAACTCAATGATCTTGAGATCGAGCTAGGATCAATTATTGCAAAAAAACGTAATTCTAACAATAAAAATCTAGGTGTTAAACCAAATCTTGTTACATCTGATGAGGAAAAGGCAGATAGAGAAGGTTTACTGTCTGAATTAGCGTTTTGTAGAATAGCTAGAGTATATCCACATGAAGTATTTAGACTTGGATATACGTCAAAGAAATTTGGTGGTGATAAAGGCGATGCTTTTATAGGTGATGTATCTATAGACGTGAAGTCTACCACGTACCTCAACGGCAAATTAATCGCAATGGTAGACAATGAATTGATTGATTACTTTGCTTTAATGGTAGGCGAGAACGGTGCTTACACATTAAAAGGTCTGATGCCACGTTCAGAACTCTGTGTTGAAAAACGCTTTGGTCATCACCAAATATTTAGAAGACCCTGTTTTATGGCAAGACAGGATGAACTGTTAAGTTGGACACAATTTCTGGAAAAGGAGAAAATAAATGTCTGAAGAACAAACACCAAAAGAAGAACCATTAACAATAGATGATATTCAACGCATCATTGTTGGTGATGAGAAATACAAAGTTCTTAATGTTATTAATGGTATTATACGAGAGAACGTATCTTTACGTAAACAGGTAGAAGCTTTGACTGCTAAACCTAATGGGGAAGACCAGAAGTAAGTCTTTCAGCTAGACGTTCTGCACGTCTGCCCACCTGAGATGCCCAACGTGAATCGAGAGCTTGTTTACTGGCTTCGATCATGTCGCCATCTTCTATGGCCGCCCACATCTTTTTGAACTTACCTAATCTTGGAACACCCATATTGAAAGCCATGTCTAATAATATCATTTGTCGTTGGTCATCTAGGTCTTCAACTATTGGGTGTTGTTTTATTAATTCATCCCATATAATCTCTATGTCGTTACCAAGAAGATAGAAAGCTTCATCTTCAGATATACCTCTTTCTTCCAAGTTCCTTCCCACACCTATAGTTAAAATGCCAAGACTATCTTCATAAGGGTGTAGCTCAAGTCCTTCGTGATCAACCAATTGTTCAATCATCTTGTCCATATCAAATTTCATTGTAAGTTCCTTTTATATTTTTCATCTAATACTGTGTAGTAAGCTTTGGTAAGCTCTTCCAAATCTTTTTGAAGCAGAAATATTGTAGCTCTTGCGGCCACAAGTTCTCTGCGTAGTGACTCCTCAAATGTATCTTCGTGGTTGTTCCAACCTTTATCTTCTTCGTTTGTTGTCATTTTATAAAAGATCTTTTTGTGGTAATTTCATTTTACTTCCAGTTCCAAGACCACGTTGTATGGTGCTGAATTTACCAAATCCTCCACCACCTCCACCACCTCTACCCGGAGGTGTTGTTTTTTTCACACGTTTGTTCTTTTTTTCTAAAAATCTTTTCATATGTGCTTGTTGACGCAACTTTCTTTGTTTATTTTGAAACTTTTTAAGTTTTCTAATTTCATTTGCTGCAAGACCTCCTGCAACTCCAATTCCCCCTACTAGAGTATTAATAGCTGTATCGCCATATTCTGCTATTTTATCTATTATACTTTGAGGTTTTCTTGGTTGATTTGAATATTTCTTTTCACTCATTTTTTATTCCCCATTGCACTGAAGCCAAAGTAAGCTCCAACTAATCCACACATACTAATATACTGTGTCATAAGTATGCTTTCTGCTTCTGCTAATCTATCAGGAAAAGCTAAAGTCAGTATTGTTGTAACAGCCATCAAAAGAATTAACACCCATGCCATTCTTCTTTTGTTTACTTGATATGCCATTTTATCTGGAATCAAGTCATCTTCTCCACATCTGCAATCACCATCACAAACATCACACGCCATCTGCCTGTTCTCCTTGACAGCAATCACCATCACATATCTTTTTACACTTCACACACTGGTAATGTCCATGCACAAATACTCTAGGTTCTGGACATCCACATACAGGACATGATTCTCTTACTTCTTGTTCTTCCATTTATCTAACCCCCTTATTCCTAATGCTGCTGAAACTGTTAAAAATAATAAATATGTATACCATTCAGGTAGTTCATTCAGTCTTTCAAAACCGTTCTTTACTATATCTTCCATTCCCGGTATGAAGACTAGAATTGTTGGAATCAATATAACAACAGTAACTAACTCATCTTTCCACGAGTTCTGAGTTCCTTGTGCCATAATGATTTCCCACTTGCTATCATGTGTGGCCGCAGTCTTCATAATCTCTGCTTCTGCTGCA